TGAAGGAAGCACTTAAGGCGAAAAAGATAACGCCTTGAGCCTGTTTAAAAAGAAATGCTCGAAGGAAATGGGAAATTCATAATGATGGAACTGAGTCAAAGATTGTATTTTAGAAAGAGGGAGGTTATATAATTGAAATGTTGGGCAGAAAAATATTGCAAAGGGTATCCACAGAAGTGTGGTGATTTTTGCCAGGGCCGAGTAATTCTCGAAGTATATTACTTGCAAAGTAATATACCCATAAGATATCAATACGAACCCGAAACATTAAAAATAGACCCTATGGATATAGAAACTATGAAGTGGATTAAAAAGTTAATAGATGGAAATGTAAGTAATTGGGTTGAAAATGGACATAACTTATTACTATGGGGTGAAAATAAAGGCAATGGAAAAACAACTGCCGCCTGCATGATAGCAGGGAAATATATACGAGAACAAGCTAAAGCTCTTAAGAGTTTAGACCCAGTAGTTTACTTCATAAAAACTGCAAAATTTTTAGAAGAGATACGACAACAGTTTAATGACCCAACTCCAGATTTTGCGTACAAGATGAAGCTAGTAGAAGAAGTTCCGCTTCTTATTATAGACGATATAGGAGCGGAAAAACCTTCTGATTGGGTAAGGGAGCGACTATTAAATATAATAGACGAGCGATATAGTAATAGACGAGCTACAATATATACTAGTAATTGTAGTATGCGAACTCTTAGCGAGAATTTACATGATAGGATTACAGATAGAATTCGAGACTCGTATATTTTACAATTTCGAGGGATTTCGAAAAGGGGGCTTGAATTCTAATGGCGAAAGAAATAGCAAGCAATACTGTGGCAGTTCAGTTTTTAAATTATATGCTTCATTACGAGGATGTCTCGTTAGTATTCGAATACAATATTGACGAAACATATTTTCCTGGTTACGAGCAAGAGTTTAATTATATAATTAATCATTACCAGCAAACGAAACTATTAGACGGTAAGGGGTGCGTTCCAGATAAAGTTTCGTTTTTAGCACAGTTTCCTGAGTTTCCTTTATTCCAACCACCCCAAACACCAAATACTTTGTATCGTACACTTTTAGAGCAAAAGTGTTATTCGATGTTTATTGAGGAATTACAGAAAAGTGCTGAAAAATCAAAAGTAGATAGTTTCGAAGCTATTGAGTATACTAGACAGTCAATGATAGAACTTTCTAAATTTGCAAATAAAACTATTGGGAGCGGTAAAGATTTAATTCGTCAGGCTGGAGAAAGATTAGAAGATTATATTAAACGTATAGAGGTTAATGGGCTTATAGGAATTAGCACTGGGGATAAAAGAATGGACGAGACGTTGCATGGATGGCTTCCAGAAGATTTAGTAGTTGTCTTAGCTCGTACTAACGAAGGAAAATCGTGGTTGTTAATGTACTATTTAATTCAAGCAGTTTTACAAGGTAAAAAAGTTGGATGTTACTCTGGAGAAATGAGTCATTTATTACTAGGGTTTAGGTTTGATACAATGTATAAACATTTTGGTAATTCTCAGCTTATTGGCGGTAATCCCGATTTAGGATCTCTTGAAATACCCGAAGTTGGACCAAAAACTATGAAAGAGTATCGAGAATATATAAATGCCCTAATAAAAGGGGATCTTCCAGAGTTTAGAGTTTTTACTCAAAAAGACTTAGGTAAGTGTTCTGTTAATACAATGAGAGTTTTACAAGATCGGCATGCTTTTGATATATGGGGGTTAGACCAATTGTCGCTTATGAGCGACGATCGTAACGGGCGAGAAGAAAGAATACGTTATGCTAATATAAGTGAGGATTTAGCTAGATTTACGGAAGAGTATCAAATACCGATTTTAACAGTTCATCAAGCTAATAGAAAATCAGCGGATGCAAAAAAGAAAGATCCAAATGCTAGCCCACAAATAGAAGACTCTTTTGGATCTGACGCAATTATGCAAAATGCGACACGTGTTATTTCATTTATGCAGATTGCAAATGGAGCAAAGGCAGTTATTAAGAAAAATAGGTATGGAACTAAAGGTCAGGAATTCTTTTATACTTGGAACATAAACTTTGGTATATTTAAGCCAATGGATATGCAAGAACTTAACGACGGGCTATTTTAAATATATTGTAAATTCAAGAATTGTATACATTGTATAGTAGTGTATATTTTGGGGGTTATTAATATGTCTTGGAAAGAACGAGCGATTGAATTATCAAAAGAACGAAATGGACTAAAGTATACCGACATGGCTAAAATTTTAAACCAGGAATTTGGTTTAAATTTGGAAGCTGATGAAGTACGTAGGTATGTTCAAGCTACTCGTGGTATTAGAAACAGGTATGGTAAATGCTCTGGCGAAAAATTTGGTTTTGAGGAAGATACACCGCCAATTGAAGAACACGATGACTACTATATAATACATCGTAAAGGTGGAACAGGTTCTATAAAAATTACAAAAGAGAAATTAACTCAGTTTAAACGATTATATTGCGGACCTGGTTATTTAACCCTTAATCAATGTGCAAGGAAATTAAATATCCCTAGAGCTGATCTTGTGGTTATAAAAACTGCTTTTAGAATTACGCATGACGATGTTCCGTTTACTGACGAAGAGATGAATACTTATACTCCAGAACAACTTGCTGAATTTACTCTGGAGCAAAAGAAAGAAAAATATTTTTTAACGTTACAACAAAAAGAAATAGAGTCTATGAAACGAGAGTTAGATATGTATCGTAAAAAGGATTATGCAATGCAAAAACTCGCCGCCGGCATAGAAGATTATTTCGAGAATTTAGCAAAAACGTACAAACGCCCTCGTGTTAAGAAACTAGTAGATACAAAAAGCGATCGTATGTTAGAAGTTTCAATAGTAGATTTACATCTTAGTAAACTGGCTTGGTCTTCGGAAACAGGTGAAAATTACGACAGGAAAATTGCAGAGAGTCGCTTCATGCAAGTTATTTACGATGTAATTCAAAGAACTTACGATAAGAAATGGGAGAAAATAATATTTCCTATCGGTAACGATTTTTTTAATTTCGATAACATGCTAGGAGCTACAACAAAAGGTACTATTCAAGATAACGATAGTCGTTTGCATAAAATGTATTATGTAGGAACAGAGCTTATAGTAAAAGCTATAGATTTGTTGCACCACGAGTTAAAAAGTCCAGTGTTTGCATTTTTAGTTCCAGGAAATCACGATAGTCTTACATCATTCTTTTTAACACATTTTGTTTGGGGGTGGTTTAGAAATAACCCAAACATAACAGTAGATTCAAATCCGATGACACGTAAGTATGTTGAGTTTGGGAAGAATCTAATTGGGTTTACTCATTTAGACAAAGAAAAGAAAAGAATTGAAGGTAACATGCAAGTAGAACAACCGCAGGCTTGGGGAAGAACTAAATATAGAGAATGGCATGGAGCTCACCTTCATAGCGAGCAAGTGAGAGAAGTTAATGGTATTAAAATAAGAAATTTGTCATCTATTACAGCTACTGATGCTTGGCATTTCGAATCTGGGTACACAGGTGCTATAGCTTGTTCACAGACTTTTGTATGGAATAAAGAAAAAGGATTAGAAGAAATTTTGTACACCACGGTGGAAAGGAATTAATCAATGGTTACAATTGATAGTCTAGTTATTTTAGCTAATATAGATACTATGGTTCTTGATCTTCAAGCGGAGTTACACAATCAGGGGATAAATTTATTAAAAGATGTTAAAATTAAGGATCATACTAAAGATATTTTAATTACTTGCCCTATTCACAAAAATGGACAGGAGAGAGATCCTAGTTGTGGGATAAGTAAAACTACTGTAATAAGAAATGGAAAACAGTATCAGGCAGGAACAGTTCATTGTTTTACTTGTGGGTATACTGCCGATTTCTTTGAGTTTGTATCTTATTGCCTTGGTAGTACTGACAGGAATTATGGAAGAAGGTATATACTACAAAAATATAATACTATGGCAATTGAAGAGAGGCCTACTATACATCTAAACTTTGATAGGGAGTGTAAAGACTCTTTACCTTATTCTTATATGGATGAAAGTATTTTGGACAACTACAGATATACCTGCGATTATTTATTTCAAAGAAAATTTGAATTAAGCACTATACTTTTTTACGAATACGGGTATAATCCCACACACGATACAATAACAATACCAGTTAGAGATCATAAGGGAGGATTAGTTTTTGTAAAGCAAAGATTTATCGAACCGCCACCCGGCACAAGTAAATATCTTAATCAAAGTGGAATTCCAAAACAACATATCTTATATGGATTCTATCAAGTGTTACAATTAATACAGTCGATAGAAAATGGAACTTGCCAGAATAAAAAACTTGAGGAGAATTATAAAAAATACGGAGTTATACTTACTGAAGGAGAGTTTAACGCCGCTTATTTATTTCAAAACGGGTATCCAGCTGTTAGTTTACTTGGTAGGATATTATTTGAGGATAGATCTCGAAAACGTATATTACAAAAAGAATTATTATTAAGATACGGAATTAGAGATTTAGTTATATGGATGGATTTTGATACTCCTGGGCTGGAAGCTAGAGAGAAGATTATAAAACAGACGTATAAAGATTTTAGAGTTCGTATTCCAAATCAGGAAGATTTTCCTATGTATAATGACGCAAATGATTTTACGCCAGAGGATTTAGATCGAGTAAAATTCATAGATCCACTATAGAAATTCTTTGTGTAATCGTTTATAATTAATATAGCGTAAATTACTAAACACTAAACACTAAACACTAAAACAAAGAAAACGAAAGGGGCAATGTAAAGTGAGTAATCCAACGTACTTCGAAACTAATAGGAGGTTTGACAAAACCGATCTTCAAGCTTGCGTAGAGCAGTATCAGATCTCAGAAAACGAAAATCTTTTAAGCATTATCTTGTACAAATTATCCCGGACAATGAATTATATTGCGTACCAAAAAACTAAGTATCCGGACAAAGCTGAAGTTTTTGCTTTGTGTGAAGACGTACTGTTAAAGTGTCTTAAAAACTATGACCCTAGTCATGGGGTAAAATTTATTACCTTTTACACTAACAGTGTCTTTAATGCATTGAAGACACTTCATAAAAAAGTATATTCTCAAACAACTCTTAGCTTAGATTACGAGTACGCTGATCAAGAAACAGAAAATAATACGTTAGCTTATTTTGTAGGGCATGAGGAACCTGGGTACGATGAAGTTGAGACTAAAGTTTTATTGGATCGGCTTAAAAAAACTTTAATTAAGTCAAAGCAACGAGTGGAGGGTCAATGGAAGAGAGAATATAAAGTTTGTGAGATGATCCTAAAGGAGCCACATAAGTTAACTTACGCAGAAATAGCTAGAGAACTACATGTTACAGCATCAGCAGTGCCGCTTATTTTAGAAAGAATAAAGAAAAAGTGTTTCGCCGGAGACGGTACAAATATTAGTTTCAAGTAGAATTTGTATGGAATTAGTCGGCAATCCCTATATAAATTCTTTATTTTTAGTGTATATACTAATATACTAAACACTAAATAAATATAAAAAGGAGAGAAAACTATGGATTTAAATGAATTCAGAATTACAGGTGTACAAGACATTAAAAATGCAATGGACAAGTATAGTTCATCAAATGCAGATTTTTTCAGTTTAAAAGATGACGGTGAAAGTGCAAAAGTGAGATTCTGTCATACAAACGATCAGGATCTTGATACTTTTGTTGTTCACAAAGTTTTGTTGGAGGGTAAGGAAAAGTATGTTCTCTGCCTAGGGCCTAAAAATATGCCCTGCCCATTGTGTGAAAATGGATTTAGGCCTCAGATGAGATTATTTCTTACGTTGGAAGATTTGCGTGACGGTAAGAGAAAAATTTGGGATAGAGGGAAAGGAGAAATTCCAAATATTCTCGGGTTTATTGCAAGGTATGGAAACCTTAATAGTGTTTACTACGAGATAGTTAGACACGGAAAGAGGGGAGACACTAACACCACATATCAATTCTTTCCAATACCGGAACCTAACATGCCAGAACAAGCTAAAAGAGATTCTTTAACTGATATAGGATTTCTTTTAATGAAAACTGCAGACGAATTAAAAGAACTTATAACTGCCGGAAAAATATCTCCTCCTGTAAATAGATTTGGGCCGGGCGGTGGTAATAAGAGTCCAAATAGAAACTATATTCCTCAACAGGGTGGAAATCCGCCAAGAATGTTTTAAGATTAAGAATGAGCATCGCTCATTCTTAATCAATATTATCAAATAATAAGAAAAGTATTTCCTGAAGCATTTGCAGAGGGAATAGAGGGTGTGGGGTTACACCCAGTTAGAGTAAATGTAGCATAAGCTATGTTGACTGACAAACAATTTTATTAAAATTTATAATGATTTTTATGAATTTTAATAAAATGGATAACCTAACAAGGAGGGAAGATTATTGCGACAAAATGATTTATTCTCAATGCTTCCAAAGAGAACAACCCAGAATAAAAATGAAGTGCAAACCAACTTAGTAAGTGCTTTAAATAAAGTTAATACTGCACCAAAGTATACTCCATCAGTAGCTATTCAATCAACAGCACTCCTAAGGCAACAAATTCTATTAGTTGAGTCCTTAGTAAAGCAGGGCAAATTTAAACCCCACCCAAACGATCGGATGCTTCGTACAAAAGACGAGCTCTGGAAAGAGATTAAAAAAATAAAAGAGCTTGGTATTTTTTCTTGGGATACAGAGTTTGATAACTTAAAGTACGAAGACGCAAATCTTGTGGGGCTTTCTTTCTTTAACTATAACGAAGATTCTAGTTTTTATGTTCCTTTTTTACACTGCGACAGTAATAGGAATATACACGAAAATCAGTTAACTTATAAAGAGTTTATTGAAGTGGCAGGCGAGGTGTTTGAGTCTCCAAAAATAAAGAAGATAACTCATCAATATAACTCGTGTGATAATCAAGTATTAGCTTTTAATACTGGAATATTCGTAAGAGGTCAGTATTGGGATACTTTATTGTTTATGAATGCAATTGACGAAAACAGAGTAAGTGGAAATAGTTTAAAGAAGCTATATTCTGAGTTTGTACTTCAGGAGGAAGGTAGTCAAGACACTTATGAAGATTTGTTTGGAAACCTATCTTTTGCATTTGTACCACTTGATTTAGCATATGTGTATGGATGCAAGGATGCTAGAATGACATATGAAGTGTATGAAGCACAAAAGAAAATATTGTCTGCCCCCGAGTACAAAAAAATGTTACAGCACTACATTGAGGTAGAAGCTCCTCAATTAGAAGTAGTTAATAAAATGCAGTACCGAGGCGTGTTACTTAGTGACGAAATAACCTCATCGTTGCACGACGAGTATACAGAACTTATCAACTCGTTAAAATCAGAATTAGACAATTATTTCTTTGTAAACTTTGGCTTGAAGGGAATTAATTATAATTCGCCCGAACAACTAAAAACTATTATCTACGACAAAATGAAGTGTCAATCAGTTGACAGAAAAAACCCGAGAGGTACTGGAGAAGATATTATTGAAAAACTTGTCCAAAAGTATCCTCATTATAGTATTTTAAAGAAACTGTTGACTTACCGAAGCGTTGGAAAACTCTTGAACACTTATATTAATGCATTACCGCCCCAAAGAAGTAAGAAAGATAATGCATTAAGAGGAAGATTCTTTAGTCACGGAGCAAGAACAGGACGCTATAGCAGTGCAGAGCCGAATTTACAAAATATTCCATCGGGGTTTAACAAAGACACAGGAAAAGATGATTCTCGTATAAGAAATATGTTTGTTCCCAGACCCGGATATGTTTGGATAAGTGCAGACTACAGTGGACTTACAAGTTTGGCTGTAGTAAAACCTGCTTAATTCGGGGAAGCCTAAGTCGTAAGATATGGTAATCCCGAGCCAAGCTACTTAATCAGTAGAAGGTGTAGAGACTATCGAAACCACGCTTTATGCGGAAGGGAGTAGAGTAGGCGACAAGCGTCGTCGAAACAGCAGGGGCTAATTCGCAGATTGAGCCTAGACTTTTCATAATTAAGCGAATTAGTCAAGAGATAGTCCGACACTCCAGGAAACTGGAGATGAGGTGTAGCGAACCTCGTAACAGTATAGCAAATAGAACCACGTATACTAGCATATAGAAGCGATGACCCTATTATGT